TTATAAATACTAAAAAAAGGATTTGTTTATGTTAAACTTTGCCGGAAAAGATGATTTTGTCTGGTGGACAGGAGTCGTCGAGGATGTAGAGAATGATCCACTACAAATAGGCCGAGTTCGTGTAAGAATTTATGGACATTATGATGATGATATTGCTGTAGAGGAGTTACCTTGGGCCTCACCTATAATGCCAATCAGTAGTGCATCCATTGGTGGTATTGGACAGTCTCCAACTGGTGTAATGGTTGGTTCTTGGGTTATGGGATTTTTCCGCGACAGTCATGGTGGACAAGATCCTATTATATGGGGAACTCTGCCTGGCAGAAAGTTGGGTGCAAACGAAGGACAAAGTAGAAACAACAGAGGACGAGAAGTACCAAGTACATTACAGGATTATTCTAATAAAAAAGCCGCTGGTGTGCCTACAACAAATACTGGTGTTGTTGAAAATGCAGAACCTACGCCTTTAAGTGATGTTGCTGCAAGTGATGCAGCAAGTGCAGATTTGGTTTCTTTTTTGAAAAAGAAAGAGGGTTATAGTTCGACATCTTATTGGGATCATAAACAACATTCAATTGGATATGGTACAAAGGCAAATTTCGCAGGCGAAGTTATTGATGAAGCAGAGGCAGAAAGAAGACTAGAACAAAATATAGGGAAATACAGAGGGTATGTACTTGATAGAGAAAAAAAATACGGTTACAGTTGGAATGAAAGACAAAGAGATGCTCTAACTTCATTTGCATACAATCTTGGGCCCGGCGCATTAGATACATTAACCGCAAATGGCACAAGAGACAATGAAACCATTGCGAGTAAGATGTTATTGTACAATAAGGCCAGTGGTAAAACTATTGATGCATTAGCAACTAGGAGACAAGAAGAAAGAGCAATGTTTTTATCGGGGGGTACGGATTTACCATCCCCTGCACTTTCACCAGATACAACGGAAGAACAAAGAGAACAAAGAGCTGATAGTCGAGTAAGTCAACAAACAATACAACAATCTGGTTCCACAAACACAGTAGGAAATGTATCTACAACTGACAATTCTCAGGCAACACAGTCAACTAAGTCTGATTTACCAGAAAGGTCTGGATTAGTTGAAGAACCAGAAACTGAAGAACACGAAAAGAAAGAGGACTTAACTACAAACTCAAAATTTACAGAACCAGCATCTCCATATGCGGCGCAATATCCATACAACAATGCAACTAAATCTAGATCAGGACATTTAATTGAAATTGATGACACGCCAGGAAACGAAAGAATTCATACTTTTCATAGATCAGGTTCGTTTGAAGAATATCATCCAGACGGTAAGAGGGTAAATAAGACTGTTGGCGAAGGATATGAGTTAGTGTTGGGAAATAAAAATTTGCATGTAAAAGGAAACTTAACAATTGTGGTTGATGGTAATTATAATATTGTCGTTGCTGGTAAATCCACTAGTGGTGTTGGTGGGACTACTGATGTTACTTCTGGTGGAAATCACACGATCAAAGCCCCGAAAATAGATTTAAATCCATAGGAAAGAAAAATGTCACAAACTGCATTAGAGAATAGACTTGGTGTCTTGAAGTCAAAACAAAATCAATTTCTTGATGTTGATTTGACATTTAAAAGAAATCAAATAACAAATGATGTGCGAGTAAAATCAGACGCTGCAGCAATTAATCAGTCACTAAAGAATTTAATCTTAACAAATCATTTTGAAAGACCTTTTGACCCAGAGTTTGGTGGAAATATTTGGGAGATGATATTCGAGCCATTGGATAGTTTTTCGGTGATAAATATAGAGGACAGGATACAAAGGGCAATAAAAATTAAAGAACCAAGAGTTGAAAACCTACGTATCAAAATTAGACCACTACGCGAAGAAAACACGGTAATCATAAAAATATATTATACCGTACCAAGATCAGATGCAGAACAAACTACGCAGTTTAGCATAGAGAGAGTAAGATAAATGGCAAAGACAGTAGAAGTTACAGAATTAGATTTTGATGAGATAAAGAAAAACATCATAAACTATATGAGTAGTCAAGAGGCATTTAAAGATTACGATTTTACTGCGTCTGGATTAAACACTCTCATTGATATCCTTGCAACTAATACACATATAAATGCGTATTACATGAATGCAATTTCCAATGAAATGTTTTTGGACACGGCAAGAATCAGAGATAATGTTGTATCCAAGGCAAAAATGTTAAACTATACTCCAAGATCACGTAAAGCTGCAGAAATGATAGTTGACTTAGAGTTTGTTGGTAAGTTAGAAAAGGCATCAAGTAATGTTTTTGAAACTTTTAGATTGAACAAAGATTATGAGTTTAAAGCAAAACAAAGTGGAAAAACATATAAATTTAGACCAAAAGAAACTACAATCGTATCAAAGGTAAAGGCACAATCAAACGATAACGGTACATTTACTAATGTATTTCAAGTTAATGATTTAGTTTTAATTCAAGGCACATATACTACTGAAAACTACATTGTAAATACAGCAGATCCAAATCAAAGATATTTGTTATCTAACGATGATATTGATATTACTACAATTACAGTCTTTGTCTATGATAATCCTACATTACCAGAAAAAACGGAGTTTGTTCTTGCGACAGATAATATGAAACTTACTCCAGATAGTAATGTATATTTTGTACAGGAGTCTCGCGGCGGTAAATATGAAATCTTCTTTGGTGATGGTGTTTTAGGAAACTCTGTAGAGAATGGTAAATTAATTGAAATCAACTATCTTAAAACAGATGGTTCTGTTGCAAATGAAATTGTGAATTTAACCGCGGCAGCACTAGATGATTATGAAGTAACTAGTATTACAGTCAAATCAAAGGCACAAGGTGGTGCGGATGCAGAAGATATTGAGTCCATTAAATTTAATGCACCAAGAACATTTGGTGGACAAAAACGAGCTGTGACTGTAAATGATTATAAGGCAATCATTCCACAGATATATCCGTCAACACAGTCAATGAGTATTTGGGGCGGCGAAGATAATATTCCAAAAACATATGGTAGGGTTTATGTTGCAATTAGGCCAGATCATGGTTACTTTCTTTCCGAATATACAAAACAATCAATTAAAGATACTCTTAAAAAAGATTATTCTATTCTTTCAATCGAACCAGAAATTGTTGACCCAGAATATACCAAGTTAAAAGTTACAAGTACTGTTAAATTTGATAATGAAACTACATCTCTTTCTGCGGCAGATATTAAAACTCTTGCGATACAAGGTATTGTAGGATTTAGTACAAAATATCTAGATGATTTTAATGATTACTTTAGATATTCTAATTTTGTAAACTGGATTGACACTTTAGATCAATCAATAACAAATAACACAACAACAGTTGGATTAATTAATGAGCAGAGAGTTGCATTTGATACAAGTGCCTTTTACGTGTTTAATTTTAATAATGAAATTAAAAAAGGTAGTATTAAGTCAGTTGGTATTCAAGTTTCTGGTGATACGAAAATATATTATATCGAAGAAACTACAAATTATGATGGTAATTTAAAGTTTTATAGTTTTGATGTAAATGATAAAAAGATTTATTCTACATTTATCACTGGTAAAGTTGATTATAAAACTGGTACAATAAATATTGATCCTGTGAGTATAACTGCTGTTGAAGGCTCATTAGAAGTATTTAGGATTGAATTGGAAACCGTTGGATTAGATATTTTCCCACGTAGAAATCAAGTACTTTTAATAGAGCCAGAAGATGTGAATGTTACAGTTGAAGAAGATAGTGATAACTATAATAACAATTATGATATAACAACACAGAATGTCAGAATTATTAGAAATAGCTAGGACGAATAATGCCTGATCGCAATTTAAACAGAAAGATATCAGCATCTGTTAGAGACAGAATACCATTCTATCTTCAACAAGACGGCGATTACGAACAGTTTATCAACTTTGTAGAACTTTACTACAAGTGGTTAGAGAGTAATAATAATCCAAACGCAGTTGGTGGTAAACTTGAAAGTTTTAGTGATTTAGATGAAACTCTTGATATTTTTGTTGATGAATATCAAAATGTACTTGCTAGTGCATTTCCACAGTTTTCAAAAATAAAAACTAGAGCAGAATTAGATGAAGAATTAAGATCCGCACTCAATATTGGAAAATCTTCATTTAGTAACTTGGAATATGTTGAGTATGATAATTTCTTATCTGGTGGAGTTAATGCATCTTTTTCTTTATCGTACTATGGCCCATCATATTACGTAGAAAGAGACTTGGATATTTCTGTTTCAGAATTGAAAGTATATTCCAACCCAGCAAATCCATTTGCAGATGAAAGTACTATTACACGTACTAGTAGTGGTCTTGTTGATATTCAAGATAATTTAACATTTCCTACAGATTATACTTTATTAACTGAAGGTACTCATTACGTTATTAATGATAAAACAATACAGTTTATAGATTCTAATACTAATGCATTAAAACCACCCACAGATGGTGTTGTTATAGTTGTTGCATATGTATTAAGAAAACAATCTGGTGTAACTCAATCTTTTATAAACAAAGAAATAAAAAAGAACCGTTATTCAAATAAAAAACATTTTTTAAAGTTGATGAAAGAATTTTATCAATCAAAGGGTTCTGAAAGTTCTTATGAGTTTTTATTCAGATCGATATTTAATGAAGATATTGATTTATATTATCCAAAAGATAATCTATTTAAACTCAGTGATAATACATGGGTCAATGAAAGAAGTGTAAAAACTGTACCTAGTAATAAAACCATAAAAGACCCAATTCGTATTCTTGGGAAAACTAGTGGGGCTACTGCAACCATTGAAAGAATGACTGATTATACAGTTGGTTCTACACCAGTAAGAGAATATTTTATTTCAAATATATTTGGTGACTTTTCTTCGCGCGAAGATGTAGAAATCTTAATGGATAATGGTGTTACAATTACAGAGACCTTATATGATTGTATTGTTGGGTTTGATATTGTTAATGCTGGTTCGAATTATCCAAATAATATTTACCTAAACTCGTATATAACAGATTCTGGTGATGGTGTAGGATTTTCAGCAAAGATTTCTGACACGACTAGTGGCCCAGTAACTAAAGTAGATATCATAGAATCTGGCGATAACTATGTCAGTGGTGAAATTATTGATATAGAATCTTTTTCTAATGGTTCTGGTGCAGTTGCACATGTAACAGCTGTTTCGCCATTTGTTTCTGAAACACAAGATGTTACTTTTGTACAGGATGAAACATCTCCAACATTTTACTATGATTTAACTGGTGACCCAAATGTGGATTATAGTGATGCATACTCAAGAGATTTAAAGGTAACAGTTTCCAATACTGATTACAAGTGGGATGACACAATTCTTTTTGTAGATTTTGAGGATGTACATCCAAATGGTAGTGGATTTATTGATAGAAAATTTCATCAAACCAGTTTTAGGGCAAATGGACAAAACATTAACCCGACAGATGGGTCAAAATGGGGCAATCGCTCTGCACAGTTTGATAATGGTTATCTAATCTTTCCATCGTTTTATGAAGACCATCTCGCAGGAACTAACGGAGTGTTTACAATAGACACTTGGGTATACCCTGACCAGATTAATCAATCTGTGGGTTCTGGTGGTACTTTGTTCAGTGTTAATGATACTCAGTTTGGTACAAATCATATTAGACTATATCAAGAAGGTACAGGAAACAATAGAAGTGGGAATCTTGTTTTAGATATTGCTGGACAAACAAGTACAATTGCAAAACCTGCAAATTTTGATACTCAGTGGAACCATCTTGCATTGTATATTTCAGATACTGAAACAAAACTCTACATTAATGGCAAGAAAGAAATGGATGGCGCAGTTTACACATCTGGTGCTCCTTCAAGACAAACGGTTTTCAATACTTGGACAAGAATATCTCATAATAGTAGTGGCACATATCCTGCTAATGCAACGGAGGCGAATGCCTTTTCATATGACGCAAACACAGATACGATAGAATGTACTGCAAATACTAGTACTTACGTTGGATTTGTTTCATTAGAAACTGAAAAATTCTCAGAGTATGATTTGAGAGTAACCGTAACATCTCCAAATACAGATGATGATACTATTGGTATGATTATGGCCTTTGCAGTTGATGAAAATGGTAAAGAACACACTCTGTCACTACTTAGGGCCCAAGGAGGTAGGCTCAGTGGTGGTGGATATCAAATTAGATATAACCACAATCAATCGGATGCGGTAACTATTTTTGATGGTAATTCTCTTGCACCAGCAACTGGAGATAATCAATGGTTTGGAAAACAAAGTAGATTGAAAATTGTGAGAGATGGTGATTCATTTACTACTACTGTTTCACAAATGATAGACAGTGGTAGTACTTGTACAGATGCAGATTTAGATTCATCAACAACACACACAATAAACTTAGGTAACTATACTTGGGGTTCATTATTTTCAGAAGGAAATGGTGGTGCAAGATGGGGTTATTCTTGTCGTAGTCAATTAAATTCAACGTGGAAAGATATTACATTCAATGGACTTAATGGTGTAGATGCATATGAAACTTTATCTTCCGTTGGACAAAAAGTAATCTTAGGTAGTTCATTAAATTCATCTGGTGTATATTTTGATTATGATAAGAGTCACTTTAGCACTTTCAGAGTAACATCTGGTAGAAGATATACAGAATATACGGATGGTTCCGATACAAGAATTAGGACATGGGATTTAGACCCACAACAAAGATTGTTTGATGCATTTCATATTACAAGACTTGCATCAGAAAATTCTTTTTATTACTATGATATAATCAATGACAAGATTGTTATTTACGGTAAAGTTGGAGAACCAGATGGTGGGTGGAATGACAGTTCATCATTCGCAAACGAAGTGACTGCACAGTTATCGATTTATGCATTACCAGTAGAACCTACAGTACTCCCAAATAATTGGTCTGTCAATGTAAAATATACAAACTTACCACACGGCCCTATAACAAAAATTGATGTTTATGGTGGTGGTGATGGTTATGACAGATGGCCAGGCACAATTGTCTCTCCAAATACAAATCAATATCAAAGTATTGGTAGTGGTGCAGTCTTACAGGCAAAAGGAGATAGTATTGGTTCTATTTCAAAAATATCTCTTATCGAAACTGTAGATTCTAATAGTGATGGATTTGGTGTTGGATATACTACTGCGCCAACTCTAGATTTATCAACACTTGGAGATGGTACTGCACAGGTAAATCCAATACTTGGGCCTTTATGTGTAAGAGATGGTTCTTTCTTTAACAATAAGGGATTTGTTTCAGATGACAATCGTATTCATGATGGATATCTATGGCAAGACTACTCTTATGTTGTTAGAGTTGGTAGAAATATAGATCAGTGGAGAGAGATTGTAAAGAAAATTCTTCATCCAGCTGGACTTATGATGTTCGGTGAGTTAACATTAATATCAAAACCAGCCGGCAAGGTACTGAAAAGTACATATCTACAATTACTGTTTGAAATCATTAAAAATGCAGATGTATCTGTAAAGAATATGGATGGTTTGGGTATTTGGACAGGTAATGATTCGACACCAGTAAATACAAATGATTTATTATCACATGGATATACATTTGTATACGATAATTACCAGACTAGTGGCCCAATGTATGGTGTTGGAGATGATACACCTACAGGACAAACCATTGATACTGGTGATGGTAGATTTAAGTTTTTAGACTCCAGTGAAAACGCTCTTGGTGGTTCTGTTACTTGGAGTGATATCAATTACGTATTATTAAATAACAAAGATAAAGATGGTGTTGATTTAACACATTTTTACATCAATGACTCAGTACAAAGAAACTTTACGATTTATGATATGTCTGACCAAGAAATAACTCATGTCGAACATCGTAGTACACGACCTTGGGGTAAATTCAAAATTCTTAGTGCAGAAATTGTAGATGATTCGTATGTAAAGTTCGAAGTTGAACCTATTTCAAACTATTTGACTTGGTCTGGAAACACAACTCCATTTGATTTTGTTGAGTTTAGATTTGATAAAGTTTATCGTGGAAATGTAGAAAGAGTTAATAATAACTGGATTGGTGCTATTAGAGATGGTGCAGACCCAAGAGATGAAAAGTTTGTAGTTCACGTTGGCTCGGTTAGAGATGAAGTTCCAGCACTCAGCAATCAGTTTAGAAGTCTGGATAGAATTAAGTTCAATTTTACTACCGAATATCCATTTGATAACTTAGTAAGATATAAGTTTACATCTAGAGAAGATGCGGAAACTTCTCCTGTTAGATTAAGTTTGTCTGGTATTCAACAAATTATTGAAAATCCAACAAAGTCTGGTGAATTTGGTTGGGTTGCATCTACAGGTTCTTATTCGGATTTAAATACACACGGGTTTGCAGATATGATTTGGGGGCAAATCCTTGATGCATATGACAGAGGTCAGCGCATCACTCTAGATTCGGAGATAAATATTTCACCAAAACTGATGTTTGTAACTCATGAAAAGAGTCCAGATGACAGATTGAATAGTGGAATGAATTGGGGTTCTGTAGAAAGAATGAAATTCAACCAGACACCACAAAGTATAGATCATGAGTTATATCTTGAATCTATTGCAAATATTGAAAGTAAATTTAGTGAAAGAACAAATATTGGTCACGAAACAATAACAACCACCTATAATACTGCACCAACAACATTTGATGAATTAAATGCATTGCAGCAGATTTAGGTAAAAAAAATATTATAAATAAAAGAAACAAATCACAAACACATTGCAGAGGGTAAAGACATGTCAGCAATAATTACCAATAAACTCAGAATATTTAATGCCCAGCAGTTTATTGAATCAGTCAATGAACAGACTGCACTATGGGCGACAGGAGTTGCATATTCTGAGGGGCAAGTTGTATTACATGCATCCAATTTATATGTTGCGGTGTCAGATGGAACATCTGGTGCAACAGCTCCAACACACGTAACTGGTGTTACAAGTGATGGTGGAGTTGATTGGGCGTTTTACAACAAATCAATTTTTAATAATATCTATATGGGTATTGGTAAACATACTGCTTGGTCAGATGATACAAATCCACCAACACCAGTAGATTCTACAAAGGAACACAATGAGGCGAAAAACGCACTCACTGCACTTAAAAAGGTAGGCGCTGACACCATTACCTTATCAGTTCCAAGAATTAACTGGACATTAAATACTAGATACTCTATGTATACAAACGAACTTGGTGAAGAAGTTATTCCAAATAGTTACGTACTTACGGAGGCCTCTAACCAGTATAACGTATACAAAGTTATTAACTGTAAAAAGTTTGTTGATGCAAGTCAAGGTGTACAACCAGTACCTTCCACAGTCAAACCTACAGGCACATCAAACGAAATTCTTGAAACTGCTGATGGATATGCATGGAAGTTCATGTATTCTATTCAATTAGAACAGGCATTAAAGTTCTTGACAAAAGATTATTTCCCTGTTAAATATATTACCTCGGAACCTAGTGACAACACATCAGCAGAATATGGACAGTGGACAGTACAACAGTCTGCATTGTCTACACCAAACTCAATTGATTGGGTTGACATTATTGATGATAATCAAAACAGTGGTCACTCTGGTGGCTCTGGTTATAATGCATCAATTAATGAAAGTTCTGTAACGCCAGGTGAAGGAAGTACAACTGTTACTTTGACAATTACTGGTGCTGCACAGATTGCAAATGCGACAAACAATGATTACACAAACTATGCATTGGTTTATACTAAAGATGGTGCAGCAACTGCAAACCAAAGAAAAATTACTGGTTGGTCGTTCAATGCAGGAACTAACGTAGCAACTATCACTATAGACAGTGCATTTGCGGCCGGTGAAGGTGATGGTACTGGTTCGATTATTATTGCACCAAATGTAGTTCTTACCGCTGGTGATGGTACAGGGTTTGCTGCATATGCGTTACTGCAAGGTGACCAAGTTTCAAAAGTTGTTATCACAGATGGTGGTAATGGTTATACTCACGCAACTGGTGAAGTACAAGGTAATGTCGCTGCGGATGCAGTAACTGCTGCAAAAGTAACTCCTATCATTTCTCCAACAAACGGACACGGATTTAATCCAGTTGAAGAACTTAATGGTTATTATGCTATGGTATCACTCAAGTTGGAATATGACGAACAAGAAACAAGAAATTCTGTATTGAAATCTGTTTTCCCTGTAACTGGTGCAACATCAACATTTAGACAAGTTGTTATTTTAACAGACCCAATCGATGCAACAACTAATAATATTGCTGGACAAAGTAAGTATAGAGGCCCTGCAAATGCAGACTTTGGAGATGGTGCAACAGACTTTAATATTGTAGGTGGTACTGGAAAAGTGTTGTATATCGAAAATAGACATCCAATCTCTAGAGCTATTGACCAAATCGAAGACATCAAAGTTGTTTTTGAATTTTAATTTTAATAATCTTTAACACAAGAGAAGTAAAGACATGGCAACCAATTTCAATATAACTCCATATTATGATGATTATGATATTAATAAAAGTTATTTAAGAGTACTATTCAGGCCTGGACACTCTGTACAAGCAAGAGAACTTACACAAGCACAGAGTATACTACAGGGTCAAGTTAGTAGTATGGCGGAACATTTCTTTAAGGAAGGTGCAATGGTTGTGCCTGGAGCTCCGGCTATTGATGTTAAAGCAAATTTCGCAACAATTGATCTAAATACAGCAAATAGTTATAATAGTCCAAGTGATTTTGTTGGTAGAGTGTTGGTAGGTGGTACTACTGGAGTGAGAGCTTTAGTTGTCCATGCAGAAAGTAAAACTGGAACTACATCATCTGATGACCCAGACACACTTTATCTAAAATATCTTTCTGGTGTTAGAGAACTTTCTAGTTCGGATTATCAGGCGCACGTAGATGGTTCAAACACATATACAACACAATCTCAAGCACTTGCAGCATATGATTTGGAAGAAGGTTCTAGTGCAACATTTCTTTCAAATGAAGTATTAACCACAGAAGTTGAAGAAAATAAATCTCAGTTCCAGTGTAAAATAAGACCTACAGCTGAAGGGCCCATTGGTACAGGTTCTATTGCAATTATCGAAGATGGTATTTATTTTATTCAAGGATTTATGACAATTGTTAAGGCGCAGACAATTGTACTTGACAAATATGGTTCAACACCATCTTATAAAGTTGGTTTGGATATCATAGAAGAAATAGTCACATCGAATGAAGATTCTTCTTTACTTGATAATGCACAGGGCACTACAAATTTTAATGCGCCCGGCGCAGACCGATACAAAGTAACACTCAATCTTGTAAAAAGAGAGTTGGACTCACAAGACACATCAAATTTTGTAATATTGATGGAAGTTAAGGCTGGTGTTTTATCAACATTTGTAAATGAGACAGACTATTCAGTTATCGAAGATACACTTGCAAAAAGAACATATGAAGAATCAGGAAACTATACAGTAAAACCATTTTCTCTAGAAGTTAGAAATCTTTTAAACGAAAATAACAATCGTGGCGTAAAGACTATGCGTCAATATGAATTTTCAACTGAGACAGAAGCAAAGAACTTCGCTGCAAAATTTTTATCTGACTACACAGGAATGGTAGATTCGGTTTCTGGTGCTGGATTAGCTCACACAGCAACAATTTCTGATAGAACAAATTATCCAGAACAGAGTTTAAATGAAGATGGTACTAAGTACTATCCTGGCAGAACTCATGACGAACTAGTTTCTGCTCTTAGAAAGAATTTAGATCTTGGATTAGATACAGGTATTGGATATGTACAGGGGTATCGTATTCAGACAATTGGAAAAACTCACGTAAATTATAAAAGAGCTTTAGATGATGTACAGAAAAATAATGCGGTTTTGCCTGTTGAATTAGGTAATTTTATTTATGTATCCGACATTATGGGTTTGCCTGCGATCAACGATACAGTTAAATTAACAAACGTAAACTTTCGTGGCGAAGATATCAGATATGTTTCAAATAATGCGGAAGTAAATCTTGCAGACCCAGCATCTCCAGCATGGCCGCAACTTGGGACAACAGTGGGTGTTGCAAATAATCCAAATGAACTTGATGTTATTG